ACTATGTCAAATGTTACGAAGGGGAATACAAGATGTGGATGATTTATATACTCACAGTTATCTTGATACTCGTGGGTTACGAGCTTATCCGAAAACAACTCATAAAAAGAAGCAAGAGTGTCCTTATAAAATTGAGCGATTTACTGAAGGGGATTGCATCTAAGTGATCGAGTCATTCTTAGCTGACTGGTGGGGACAAATCATGGCACTAGTATTCCTAGTAGCATGGCTCAACAGACAGCACACCAGGATGGAAGTCAGAATAGAACAACTAGAAAAGAAAGTAGAAGCTCTGTTTGTATTATGGAATAAACATATGGACAGGTTAATTGACAGGAAAACAAAAGAATGATTGGTATATTAGCAAAAATATTAGGTAGTGGTGATGTAATTAAAAAAGGATTAGACTTGATTGATGACATGCACACATCTACTGAGGAAGAGATTACAGCTAAGAGCAAAGCTAAGATAGATTTACTTGCAGCTTATGCTCCATTTAAACTAGCACAAAGATACTTGGCATTAATATTTACACTGGTCTTTGTATTCATTATGTTGAACGGTGTACTCGGTGCATTGTATGGCGTTATTGATATGCAAAATGTACATGAAGCTAAAGCCTTTGCTAACGAAATGTGGCTAGGTGAGATCATGTTAGCTATAGTAGGTTTTTACTTTGGCGGTGGACTGTTTGAATCTGCAAGGAAAAAGTAGTACAATATTATAAACCACTACTGGATTTTACTATGAGTTACAAGTCAGTCTTAGTGATCTCGGATCTACATATTCCGTATCACCATCCAGATGCTTTTGAGTTTCTCAAAGCACTCAAAAAGAAATACAAACCAGATCTCGTTGTCAACATTGGAGATGAGATCGATCAACATGCTATCTCTTTTCACAATCATCATCCTGACTTGAAGTCACCGGGTGATGAGCTACGGGAAGCAAGAGTGTATTGTCAACAACTACAACAGATCTTTCCTGAGATGACGATTGTTCATTCTAATCATTCATCGTTAGTGTATCGTCGCGCTGTGGCACATGGTCTAAGCCTTGAGTATCTCAAATCTTACAATGAATTTCTCCAGGTAGATGATGGATGGAAGTGGGTAGATGATCTAACAGTCACGTTGTCCGACGGACAGAAATGTTTTTTCACTCATGGTATGGCTGCAGATGTGATGAAGGTTGCACAGCAGTATGGCATGAACACAGTGCAAGGCCACTACCATTCTAAATTCAAAGTCGAATATTATTCCAACCCTGATAAGTTAGTATGGGGTATGCAAGTCGGATGCCTCATCAACCAGAAGGAACTAGCATTTGAGTATGCTAAGAACTTCAAGTCTCGGTTCGTCATAGGATGTGGCATGATCCTTGATGGTCAACCTAAACTCATGCCGATGGTACTTAAGGATGGTGGTCGATGGATACAGAAGATAGTTTAGTACAAACAATTGCTGCCCTTGATTCAGAGCAAGCAAACATTGTAGATAGTTTGATTGGTCGTAAGATTTGGAACATAGAAATCTTAGAAGAGAAGAATGAATCTGCAATCAAGATCCAATTCTCTGAGCAAGAGTTAGATTATATCCTCATTTATGGTAAAGATATGGATATGTACGTCGTAACCCCAAAACCAGACCGTACTCACTAAAAAATGACCTCTGTAATCGCTCTGTATTGAACGATCTATGTGTGGTTAATCAAAATGTATTAAGAAACAACGATCGTCTTACCACGGGGCTTATAACAAGTCCTAGACGTATATCCTAGTTACAAGTGATAATTTGACCACATTTCATGCAGTGTAACAGCTTGCCGTTAGCATCATACACAAAATAGCTATCGCATGCGTAGACTAATGCACTAAAAAGGAGCATCGCCATACATATCGAGCATGTCTTGATAACTAAGTTTTTCTGGTTCAGGTATTTCTTCACGTGGTATCTCCTCAATGATAAAATCTTTACGTGTTTTAGCAAACCGCTCCGCATCTTCTAGTTCATAGAAGGCGCGGATTGATTCACCAAACTCATCAATAACTATAAATCTAAATTCCATCCTTGTTTACTTACCCGCAATAACAAATGTTCATGGTCTATATTACAGACACTCAAACATAATTGCAAGATATGATTATCCTCATCAGCCAACCATTCTAATGCATCACCTCTGACTGATGCTGAGTAACCTTTTGACAAAACATCATACACAGCTTGGAACATGATCCCTTGCAGTAGGTTCTTAGTAAAACTTTCTGTGTTAGGTGTGTTGATAAACTGTGAATCTGTCACATCAAGGCTTGGTTTGTTTCCTGTATATTCCATATTAATTATCTTTCTTTCATGTTTTTACTGATGCGTATTACATGTATTACAATCATAATATAATCTTATTTATAAGGAGACTATTATGTGGGTATCACCATCTGCAACAGAGTTACGTTTCGGTTTCGAAGTAACAATGTACGTTTGCAACAAGTAATCACAAGGGGCTACGCGAGTAGCCCTCTGATTATATCGTTAATGTGATCCTTCACACTGATATAAAGGTCCGGACCAATACCATTCAAGGTCTTTTCATTCACTGCAAATAACTGAGTCAATTTTTTTACCTTGGTTTCTGTATCAGCATCAGCTCCCCCAATCTTGTTAGCTATGTCAAAGAGTGTTTTCTTTAACACATCACGATCCTTCACTTCTATTGGATCTTTGCCAGGCAGACTGAGGGTTACTGCTTTTTTATGGCGGAAACCATTTCCGGTGGTTTGGAAGCTGGTGCCTTCGATGCAGCGTTACCATCATCATCTTCTGGCGCAATACCACATGCGGCCATCAAGCTGTAACGTCTAGCATAAGTCAATGCGGATCCATATCCTTGTGCATTCTGACGATCAGCTGGCACATGAATCAAGCCACCTGAGATCTGTTCACCAGTTTCATGCATGAATATGGTTTCTACTTTTACACCATTCTCACAGTCATGTGTCTTCTGTATGAGTGCAATACCATGATTGTTGAGTGCATCAATCACAGCTTCTACACAACCCGCTAAGTCTACATACTTTGACTTAAAGTGTGGGTTAGTAGATGTTTTAAGAGCTGGGGCAAACTCTTTCTGTGCTTCGACAAATGCCTTAGCAATCCCCAAGGTTTTCTGTTGTTCCATTACGGTCTCCAAAATAGATTTTCATTATGGCTTTGCGTCTCGCTTTTGATTTCACACGAGTGTCTACAATGCCTTTAAAAAAGAAATCGTCAGTAGCAATCTTTGCTTCTTCCTCTTCCATTTGTTGTAACTGTTGTTGCCAGTGCCAAAAGTCAGCACATTCATATCCTAAATCTTCCATGTTATTTCACCTTCGTAATGCGAAGCTTTTTAACACGCACAGTTCTAGCCGGCTTGGCGGGTATCACCTTTTCAGGTACAGCTTTATAGTTGATATTACCCCACACAACGTGATAGTTTCCAGCATTTGCATACTTATAATCACGCATGTTGGCCATGACCTGTGCTTGATAAATCTCAAGCTCCTGGGTTAATGATTTAACGTCTTGCTCGATCTCAAGAATGCGCTCTACCTTATCAGCTAATTCCTGATTTAAATCAATGGTTTCCTCAACCACATCTTCAAACATCTCTGATGCTTCTTTGGTTGTAGTAATCGGATACCATTCTGTTTCTTCACTGGTACGATACTTATTGACGCGTCTGTCAAAGTCAATGGCAGCTTCATGGATCTGACGAATCAAGATCTCATCTCGTTGGTAGAGAAAGATTCTGAGTTGCACGCCCTTGTACAAAACACACACAGCACCCCAACGGATTGGTTTACCTGTATCACTTTGAACTGTATCCATCTGTGCTTGTAGTTGCACTGGTCCTCTGTAATCCGGCAGATCAAGTTCAGGTTCATGGCCTGTCAGCTTTGATTCAAGTATGCCTTCACCTTCTAGCTTGATACTATCTGCATTCATTACATAGATGTTTTGAGATGGATCCGTTTTGATTTCTCGACCATCACCCTTAAGCATACCATCAAGAGACACCGCAAGCGGTACATCTTTATGGTAAAAGGCACGTCCAAAAGCTGTCTTGGGATTTCCTAGCCCAAGCTTCTGGGCTGAGTGATTTAATATTGGCACTTCGAAGGTTGAACCCCAATGCGCGTTTTCAATGGGTGTAAATTCGTTCTCAATACCATTGACTGCGTTGAATGCCCTTTTTAACACATCGTTAGGTGTGCTGTATGGGTTTTTGTTAAGCACTGCGCAGACCTGTGAGCCTGACAGCATATCATCGGGCGTAAGCTTGCCCTCTGCGGTGTGAAGTGTATTTTTCATGCGCGGATCCCTTCCTGTCTAAAATAGTTGTAAATGTGTGCGTCTGTGAATGATTTGCCTTGAGCTGTTTTAATGCCCATCTCATTGAGACGCTCTGCAATGCGCTTGTGTGAGACCTTGCCACGATTGCGTAAGCTCTTGCGTCTACAATCAGGATCTTTAATCAGTCGCTTAATGATTGGTCTGATCTTATCGCGATAGACTTGTGCTTTCTTCTTGGTAGCTTTACCGCCAAGCTTTTGTGCTGTCTCGATCTTGTCGCGTGGACAGCCGAGGACCACACCGCGCGCCTTGGCTTCTGCCAATGCTTGCTTGGTTCGTGTTGATATTAGATCGGCTTCATGCTCTGCGATCATGGCGTGCATGTGCCACTCAAGCTTGGACATCTCTTTATGACCAGCAACAACGAGCTGAACTTCACGCTTGAGTAGTCCCGCGATAAAATAAAGATCACGCGCAAGCCTGTCCGTTCGTGCGACAAGCAACTGGCAATCTTTGAGACTGTTTAACAGATTTAATGCCCTGTGCAACTCTGGGCGGTCTTCAAATGCTGTCTTGCGTCCGCTCTCATACTCCACAAACTCTGCGACAAAGTCGGCATTGTTTGCTTTAATGTGTTGCATACACAAAGAGCGTTGGGCATCAATACCCAAACCGCTTTGCTTTTGCTCCTCTGAGCTGACGCGTAGGTAGGTAATTATTTGCATAATAGTTCCTTAATGGTTAATAAAATGACTGTTTAATAACAATCCAAAAGCCACCTCCAAAATCCTGGAAAGTGGCTTGAAGTTATTACTAGTAATTTGCTAATACTTCTGAAACTTTAACAAGTGCTGCATCAGTGTGACCACCTACATGCCACTCAGTCATGTCCTCCAATGGAGTGCTATCCTTACCGAGATAATTAAAGCCATTCTTATAATTGTAGATTGTTGCAATAGTGCCATCGGTAAATTCTAAAATCCATTCAGCATCTACTTTGAGATCATCAAAAGAATGATAGTCACCAAACAACTTAACAAGTTTGTCAAAGCTTGCATTGATGTAACCTTTTAAACTCGTGCCATTGGCTTTAGAAGTGTCATTTCCAAGAGTTACGTAGTCTTTATCAGTGACACTAATAACCTCAAAATCTTCTCTATAATCATGCTTGCCTGTTTCAATGAATTCACCTTGTTGAGCTAAGGCAATAGCTTCCTCCTCTGATCTTGCTTCTACCTTAACCCATGTGTATTCTTCTACAGTTCGATGTAACTCATATATTTTGTTTTTCATAATATTCTCCTTTAAAAAGCCTGTCTAATATAGAACTCTTTTAATGAATCTACAAAGAAATCAATACACATCTTGTTATCTTCATTTCTTAATTCAGCTATGATTGGCTCATTTAAGTTTGTTGGAATTTTGTCGGTATCAGTGCTTTGAATTAATATAAATCTACCATCATTTAAATGGACATGGATTGCTTCCGATCCACCTCCCAAGTAAGTTGGTTCAAATTCTAATTGCAAAGATTCACACCACTTTGTTACTTCTTTATTAATGTTCATAGTTTTCTCCCTTATAGCCATTCAACTGCATTGATTTCTAAATCATAACAATTCAAGCCAATCTCGAAACCTAGGCTTGCATTTCTTTTAGGACACTCCATGCCATTCTGTAGAGCATGCTTTTTATATTCTTTGTAAACAATGTCAATGGCTTTTTTCTCTGTCTCGGCAACTGCTGTTATTTCATAGTTACCCCATGGTACTCGTGCTAAATAAACTTGCATAATATTCTCCTTAATGGTTATGAATAAAGCGGGGCTGTTAAGCCACCGCCTTTGATTTATTGTGTAACTCTAGAGGGCATGATCCGCCACTCTCAGACTGATACCAGATCTCTGGCTCATGGTTTGCAAAGCTGATGAAGTGTTTGTCATCTAATATGATTTTCTCTACTAAACCAAAGTAACCAGTTTTGATATTGAAGTTGCGATATTTATGTAAACCTTTAACATCCATCGCGCGAACGATCTTAACTTTGTTTAAGATTGTGCGAATCTCATCATTGAGTTGGTCAAAGAATATCTCTTCGCGAAAATCTGGGCTAACGCTGTTAACTAGGTTAAAGAACTGTTTACGTGTCGCTAACTCTTCTGTTGTAAGTATTTGTTCTAATGTTTTCATCTTTGTTACTCCTTAATGGTTATTAAAAATGTGTGTTGCTTACTTCATAGATGATAGCTTATAGATATTGTCAGGATAAATCAAGAACTTTTTTACAATTCATTTATTGCATTGGCTGAAGACCAGATAAACACTGGAAAATGGTATAATATTGAGATGAAATATCAGTTACCAAAACCACCCAAAATCCAGGAAAAAGTCATGCAACCAGACCAGAGAAAGTTCTGTGTTGTGCCACTTCGAGCGGTGCTTGCTAAAGACTTAACATTGACAGGCTTGAAGATACTGTGCTTGTTGGCTAGTTATTGCAACAAAGCGGGATTCACTTATGTTAGTCAGGCAAGGCTTGCGAATGACTTAGGAGTGAATCAAAGTGCGATTAATAGACAGATTAAGCAGTTAGAAACTAAAGGCTACATCAAGCAGTTTTCTGGTTACTCTACCAACATAAAAGGGAAGACTAAAAGGATCATTTATGATGAGCAGATTAGTGACAGAGAAGCTGAGCAGATCGCGGGAGAACCGAAGGAACCATTTACAAATAGGGAATATAATCTGATGTTGCAAAAACGCAACATTGAGAGGAAGAACAAGGGTTTAGATGTTGTAAAATCACAACATGAAGTGAATGAATCTACAAAGTCGGATAGGGAGATTGTAGCTAGTTTGAAGAACAGTGTGGCAGAAGTGCATAAACGCGCTGAGATAGATAGATTGGTGCGATTAGGTGTGCCAATTGCTGAGATCGTCAGAAGATATCAAACCTAGACAGCTATTAGGTCTTTTAGCTATGTATGGCATGGCTTGGTATGATACAGAAACAGGGCTACTTGGACATGGTATCAAATAGCAAACAGGATAATTTTATGTAAATGTAAAACAGATTGACTTCTTGGCTCCAGAAAGTGACCTTATCCCCCCCTGGGCTACTGGCTATGACGTGGGTACTTCACTCAAATTTTTGCTAGTTTTTTCAGATTAACCTTACATCGCATGATAACCTGTTTCTTCTGGTTCTGGTTTAAAGATATCCAGTTAGTGAGGTCATCATAGGTACGCCCGCAGCCCTCACATGTTGGAGTACCTTCGAGTTCTACATACCTACATAAATGGTTACAGGGTGACTTCATACAAGTTGACAGAGTTTTGGACAATAGAAAACCTAGCCCGTAGTATAGACAGGTTAAACACAAAATGTGTTGATAGTTCTCGTTTATCAGTAACAAGTCAATGTTCTCAGGATTGACTCAGCTTTACTCGGATCCTGTTGTTAAGAGGGGACCTGGCTGTTGTACTGTTTATTCCCTTGGTCACTATCTACCGATAGGAGAGCTGGGCAATGGCTCCGTATTTATATTGTTACATAAATTATGTTTTATTGCAAGTGTTCAAATTATATTAGCTAATGTTTGACATATATATACAATAGATATACACTGTAATTATGAAGTTAAGACTTACTGTTTGATTTCATATTTTACTCTCTTGAATGTAGCGGGGTGTTATAGAGTATCCAGGACTCCTTTCACTTGGGTATTTAACCACCCCAATACATTATGAAAAAAAATATGTTTGCATCAAGATTATATTAACTTACCTAAAGACTTAATTAAGAAGGAAGTAGAATGATAGAACTATTAACCATACCGGAAAAAGAATATCAGAAGCTAAATAGCAAATTAGAAGCATACCAGGCTGAACGTGCAGCATTAGAAGAAACGTACAGAACAAGATCAAAAGAATTAACAAAAGAAATACATGCTATAGAAGATCGTATTGCACGAGATAAAAGAATTAGAGAACGTCGTGGTCCAGAATACATGCAATACAGGAATGAAAAGATATTAGAAATGCATGAGAATGGCACAAGCTATGAAGATTTATCACAAGAGTTTAATATTGCTGTGTCAACAGTCAAGCATGTAATAGAAAGATACTATACTCGTAAATACCTTGGAATGTTACAAACACATTTAAAGCAAACAGATGGTATTGTAAATGACTCATTACCTATGAATGCGTTGTTGTGGCATAAAGCAAGACAAGCACAAGCATTGAAGAATATGAATGTCATTACTGTAGGTGATTACTATAAGATAAAGACTCAAGGTAAGATATCAAAAAGTATAGAAAAATGTGTGGAGCATGAAATAGTATGGGCATCAAAAAGACATGCTATAGACAAACAACGAGAACAAGAAAGAGAAAGGTATAACTTTTATTATGGCTAATAATGACGGAGTAGGACCAGGCGGTAAAGGTGATAAACCCAGACCAACAGATCGCAAGAAG